CTCATTGTTGTATCATGGGATGTCCCACGCAATCTATGTAGGTCATTGATGTTGGTAATTGACCCAATATCTCCTTCACTTTAATAGGTCCTGCGTAGTCATATATTAACACAACTACAGCACCACCGCCTGTACCACCCTTATCTTTAACTTTAGGTGCAGCGAATCCAAGAAGTTTTTCAGTTAGAACAGGGTTTATGATCTGTCCCTTTTCATTAACATCTGCCTTGCCAATTTCTTTTTCATCCTTACCTATACCGATAGTGATGACTGGTTCTGTGTAATCTTTACCAACATTAATAGGCTGTACTTCCTTAGCAACTGGAATAAGATCACCACAATTAGCATATATTGCTTTTGCTTCTGGAGGTACTACTAAATCAGGGAACTTCTCAGTAAAGTTAAGTACAAACTCATAGTTAGACTTTGTTTTTAATTTCATTCCAATTGCGACATTTGGTTCAAATGACTTGTCAATAGTCGCAATGACCATTTGACTTTCGGAATATGCAACATCAACAACCTGCATTACATCTGGATTTGTTGTGTCTTCTGTACCATCAGCATAGGCTACTAGATATAAAAGTTCACCATCATTAACCTCATTAGCGAGTCCACCCTTAGGAATAATATAGTTGTACTGTTCATTAGGGCAGAATGTTTCAGCAGGATCAAACCCATATCCTATACCAGGTTTTACTACAGCGATAGATTCAATCTTACCATCTTTGATATTAGGTTTAAACTCTGCTCCACCACCTTCAGGTTCATTACATGTAAATTGTGCACGAGCTTGTGCTGTCAAAGGAACTCCTGAACCTTTCTTCTTTGTCCATGCCCCAAGTATAGAACCAATATTATCAACAATAGGTAATGCTTTAACAGGAGTAGTAGACTGTAAATTATCCCATACTATTTCTGGGAAGCATGGTTTCTTATTGAATATAGAGTTAGAACAATTCAAAGGCAATGATGCATCACTACCCATGAATTTAAAGTCTTCAAATCTTTCTATAGGTCCTCTAGTGTCAAAGTCATCCTCAGTAAATCCAGATGTATTACCTTCAAGTGGAGACATTTTACCAGTATTAGTATCGAACAACACCTGTTGTCCTAAGTAAGTACCAGCAACCTGTCCATTTTTAACATCACCAGTTACAGGTGTGAATGCATTAGGTGGTTGAACTGCATACTGATTGGTCTTATCATCTGTTTCATCTCTACCTCTCTTCTTAGGTCCATGACATGTTTCATATGTGGATGCTTTACTCGCACATGTCAATTCTCCATCACAGAATAGATCAAGAAGATCAGCAATATTTTGTACTAATCCTTCAATCATATCCATAGCACCTTTGATCTTGGAAACTACACCCTCTATCGCACTTAATGCTTTATCAATCAGATCCATTAACTTGTTCATGATACTAGCAAGAATATCTTGAATTAAGCATAGTACACTATCAAGTGCTCTCTCAAACAAATCCTTAATTAAATTTTCAATAAAATCTTTTATGTCATCTAATAAAGTATCAAACAAACATTCAATAACTTTAGCAAGACCCTTCTTTTCTTTCTTAATATCTTTATCCTTACTTGGATCTGGTTCTGCAATCTTATCTAACTTATCTGATATCGTTTCGTCGAGTTTTTCCATCACGACACCCTTGATATTCTTAGTTAGACCATTTAATTTCTTATTGATTCTAAGTGTAGTATTTTTGATTTCAAAGGAGACATCCATAACATCACCTGTGAATTTATCAATAAAGTTGCCATCCTCGTTTTTCTCAGACCTACGGGCAAACTCCATAAACTCATTAATTACGTTTTCTATTTTAGTAGATGGTTCACCTCCACACTTACCCTCAGCTAGATTTACAGACTTACACTTGTCCTTATCTACATACTCAGCAAGTTGACTAATTTTTTTTCTTTTACCTCTTTCGTTTAATGTTCCTCCCGTAGATTCACCTCCACCACCTTCTTCTCCCCCACCATTATTTGTCTCTTCATCTTTACACTCTTCTAGTAATCCTGTTTTTGGATTTTCACAAACATTAGATCCTGTACTGTGAGGTTCACTTCCAGTTTGGTCACCATGAACCTTAGGATCATAGTCACCAGCTACCAGCTTAGGAAATGGTTCATCTCCACTATCATCTATTTTATATGCAGCATCTGGGTTTTCATCACCGATTGTGCCTACAATTATAGGTATTTGTGCACTTGCACCATCCATGAAGAATCCAACCACCCAGCCGTTTACTTGTAGCTGGTGGTTCATACCAATACCAGATCTTTGCGATGCAGTATTGGGCATCATCACAGTTGCCCATGGTAGATCGTAAGTGCTTAGTTCTTTTCTACTTGGATTATGATAACCTAGGATTCTAACCTTTGCTTTATTACTTTCATCTTTATCATCTGGGAAATCGTCCGTACCTGCACCAGTATTCTCCACTTGTCCAACCCACCAGTTGAACCCGTCTTTTCCAATGAAATTAGCGGTTGATTCTAACATTATTCTTGAATTACATTATCTACTGGATTATCAAGAGTCTCGGATGTTGAATTAACATCACCTGCACTATCAGTAAAGAGTGTCATTTTAGTTGTCATTTGATCATTACTACTTACAAATTCTCTCTCAATTCGACCTATAACATATATTCCACTATTTGCTGTATCTAATACTCGGTCTTTACCTTTGTAGTTAGTGAGTTCTACAATCTCTCCTACTCTAGGTGCAAGATGTCCTACAAATTCTATTTCGACTTTTTTATTGTAAAATAATTTTTCCCTTAAACTAGATTGTGATAACAGCTTTGTGATATCCTGTGTAAACACACCCTCAGTATAGAGTGCAGTATCTACAACTTTAGACATGATTCTAGTGGGAACTGTATTCTTTTCAAACTTCTCAAAATATTTGGGAAGTGTCACATCACCATTCATCTTAGGAACACTCTTGTAATATTTATGTATGTTAAAATCAAATTCTTTATATCCTAAGTCCTTTAAATCAAAAGTCATCACCTTACTATTGAAAGAACCTATGTTCAGTCCCATTAATATATCACCATTTTCTACAACATTAATTGAACTTACAGCTATAATTTGTGGATCAGGTTCTGATTCTGCAGGCTCTTCATATCCAACAATACATTTATATTTAAACTTATCATCACAGAAACTATCATACGAACGAAAACTATACCCATCAGCATTTTCATAGAATGCATAACCTGCACTAGCATTTTTAGTATCTTTTGTTTTTGCAGGTATAGATTTAGATGCCAAGTATTGTATCATTGTAAACGGTGACCAATATGCAGATATAAAAGAGAATGTATTCTTGGTTGCACGAGCATCAATATTCCTACCAGTTTCCAAAATACCTTCAAGTATATCTTCCTTTACAATTTTGTCTATTGTTTTTCCTCCACCAGATCCAAATCTGCGAGACACTTTTGCTGCAGCATTGTTAATTAAATCAGGACTACAACAAAGTAAAGTTCCTTTGGACTTACCATCTTGTATCATTCTTGCTTGAACATCAAATACCATGAGATTTTTACTAAATTTATTACCCAAATGGTCTATAAATTCAACAAAAACTGGTTCCATACCTTGAACATTAGATAAAGAACCTTCATTAGTATCGGTCAATGATATATGCATCTGAATTGACGCACTTTTTATATCTTCAATATACTTCAAAGACAGCAGATTATTAATGGTGAACATTGTGTCCGTGCCACCAATACCTACAACTATGCGTTCTAATTGAAAATTACCTTGTGGTTTCATGTGAATTGAGCTGTATTAGCGTACTCTGTAAAGAATGGAGATATTTTTATATTTGATATTGCCATTGAACCACCACTTTCCATGTCCATATTAGGACTTGGAAGAGATCCTTTTACAATATTAGACATCTGGGTCTGTAATGCAGAGGTATCATTCATTTCACTGGTCAATTGACTACTCTCATTGAGAACGTTATTAGTCAAATCACTTATA